TTTGACCACCTTTTGCCTAATTTCTTGTATGGCGTAGATGGCAACTGGCCTGCAATAGGTGACGGCATTATTTAGAGTTCTTGCCGTAGCGTGTGTCTGCTGGGTTAAGCCAGGCAATAAGGATTGGCAACGATGATGCCAAAGACAATGCCAGAGCCGGGTGCAGGTTTAGATCGCCCGAGTTTATTAGTACCCAGCCCAATACTCCAGCTGCTAATACTCTGCTAAAGGCCGCTAATGGTGACTTGGCAAACCATGCTAAAAATTGATTCATAGTGCGGCTATCTCCTGTTCAGTTAAGCCAAGGGCTGCTAGTTTGGCTAATGCGCTTTCACGCGCTGCCACCTTTGCATCGGCTTCGGCTTGTAGTGACGCGCCTACCATTTGCTGTGCTTTGTAGGCTGTGTGTTCCTCAGTAGTCATTGGCCTTACTTCGTCATTTATTTGAATTAGTGGTTTTGCTGTTGTGGTTGCCATGTCATTCCTTAAAGGTTATATCCATATACGCGAATTGTTCCGCCGGTTAAAGTTCCAGTTGATGGTGTCAATGTGAAAGCAGTGTATGAGGTTGTGTCGTTCAAATATCCTGCCACCATTCCAGCAGCGCCGCCATCAACGTTTACATAATTTGAATTTACAAAAGTTTTTGCAGCTAAAAACGGACTAATTACTTCAAGCGAACTTGACACATTAGATGAAGCTACACTACCTATAACTGTAATAAAACTAGTATTTGCAGCAGCATTTTGTGTCGAATATGTGCCACCACTAAATAGTGATGCTACTGTTGTGTAATAATATCCCGTAGAAGTTGAACCTAAAGTCAATCTGATATTTGCTGTTGCTGATGTTACGGTGTTTGCAACAACAATTTTATAAACATCATAAGATGCACTAAAAGCGCCTGATACAGCTACGCTAGATACGGTTGAGCCGATGGTTGTAGAACTGACTAAAGTCATACCCGATAAAGGGCCGCTGTCTGGTGTCACTGTCCAAGCGTTTAAAGCTGTACGAACCAAACGAGCCGATTGGTATTGAGCCAATGTCTGAGTCGTATTTGTTACGGTTACACCTGCACCACCTGCAAAAGTTACTACGCCCGCGCCAAGGTTAATGACATAGAGAGTTGTGCCAGTTGCCCAGGCTACTGACGCAGTGGGTGGGATTGTGTAAGTTTGTGCGCTGGCATTGCTAGCCGTTACAGTCTTGCCAACGTCAGTCAGTGCAAAAGTGTAAGTTGTGCCGGTCTGTGCGTTGTAAGTCGGTATTGCTACCGCGCTATCAAAGCCAGTTGCCACAGTTTGAATGGCACTTGCGCCATCCTTAACATAGTCAGTGCTTGTGGGATAACTGATCCCATAATAAGTAGTAGTTCCAGCCATGCTATAAGTCCTGCCATTTCTGTGTAATTGGAGTATAACTTGCCCACGTCACAGTTGGTGCGATCTGCAACCATACCTTGTGTGGGTATGTCTCGGACAATGCCGAGCAAACTAGGGTTAGGTCACTTGTGTACCTGGTCAAATTCCACTTCATGCCCTCAACGAATCCGTCAAAAGTTGTTCCAAATACCGCTGGCAGTGCCTGCGTGTAAACCGCGCCGCCAACATTCATTGTGATAAGTGCATCTCGTGTGGCATCGCTGACCGTTGGGCTGTGCAGGGGTATGGTCAATTCCTCTGGATAAGTGCGAGGGTATGCCCGGGACTCAAGAAATGCTGTGGCCTGTATTTCTGCATCGGCTAAGTTTTGCAAGGTTGTTGAACGACTGCCTGCAAGTTGCCCATAAGCCTGCTGGCTAGTGTAATCAGCTGCGTATGCCTCTAGGCCTGTGTTGGTTGTAACTGTTACATCATTTACGATCTCTGACCATTGCGCTGACTGTCTTAAACCGCCTGCTAATAAATCGTCAGCTGTAAGCACTAATGGCACATACACCGACCTAGCCCCGTACGAGTCGTAGTTAAGCTCGCCAGTGCGTGATTCAAACAAAAAACCTCGCCCAGATTGAGCTGCCGATTGCACAAGGGCCAGCGCATCAGTTGCGCCGCCAGTGTAGGCCGCTAGTTCGTATGTGCCAGGTGTGTCAATGTCCCCAATCAAATTGTTTACTAGCGGAATGTTTGAGCCATCCCAAGTAGCCCACGTGACAGTGTTGTTGACACTCGACCAAATTAAATCAGCCGCAACTTCATTCCAATCTTGTAGGAATGAATCTGAAAGAATATTTAACACTCTTGTGCCGTCAAATTCTTGCGCAAATCCAACGTATCCTGTGGTCTGTTTATTGACATTGGCTAACGGGCCAACTGCTGTGATGTTGTAAATTGCCACAGATCCCTGCGACCCGTAGGCATCAAGTGTTATGTCAATGTCTGAGATTATGCCGGTGTAAATAGTTTGATAGGCATTAGTTGAGTCTTTAATTTGTATGGCAACACTGTCTGACAGATTTACATTAAGAGCTGTACTTGCATCAGTCCATAATCTAACGCTGGCAATGCCCGGTTGTGACTGCTCGTAAATGTCACGCCTGCCAATGCTTATGCCTATGCTGCTGATGGTGTTATCTGCGTACTCGACCGCGCCAGCAAATACCACTTTTGGGTATGGCGTGTAAGTGGTCACAGTGTTGCGCCAACTAAGTTAATTGGACCAGTTCGCCTTGCGCTATTTTGTAGCAGCTTCTCAATTGATCTACGAGCTGACTCGGCATCAATAACGCCGTTAATGTTTATGACTGTGTTACCGCCGCCGCCACCGCCGCCTCTAATAGATCCCGAGCCACTTGGCACAAACATCTCGGGGCCAAACTCCCCAACGCGATAAGCCTGACCACCCATTACTGAGCCACCTGCCGCCCTGCCCTTTTTAGGCCTCGGTGTAAATCCAGCCTCTGGAATGTTTAGGTTTAAGGGGTTTTGAATAAATCTAAAAACAGGCAATGCCGCTTGGTAAGCATCCGATACAAAGTTAATTGCATTGGCAACAGTCTCTAAAGCGTTTGCAATTTTTTCTAATGTGCTGGTAGTGCCTGGACCGCCCTCAGTGACAGTTGAAAACAAATCTGCAAAGGCATCAACAACGGCGCGCAATGCGCCGCCCAGGCTATTTGCGCCGTTGCCCTCAAAATTGCCTGCAAGTTCTCTGGCTCTATTGCTTAAGCCCTGGGGATCCTCGCCGCTAAAGCCCTTGGCAACCATGTTCACGTTTTCCAAAAGTCTGCCAAGTACTGGCAATAGCGATGCGCCAATGCCTTCTTTTAATTCGCCCACGCGCTCTGTAACGATAGCCAATTGCCCTGCATAAGTCTGGGTGTTAGCCTGTGCCGCGCCGCCAAATAGTTTGACCAATTCAGCCTGGACAAGATTAAAGTCTTTGGATTTGATAATGGCTTCATCAAGTGGAATGCCAAGTTTCTTAAGTGCGCCAAAATTGCCGTCATAACTTTTGGCAAGTGCTAGTGAAACTGAGGACAAGTCGCGCCCAGTGGATGCGCTTATGTCTAGGGCTAAGTTGTTAAGTTGTTGTGCCTTGGTTACATCACCAGTGGCTCGGGACAAGTTGCCAAGTGATTCGCGTAGTTTGACATCACTTACGCCGTACCTTATTTGCGTTGCGCTAACGTATTTCTCAGTGGCCGCAATTTGGGCATCAGTTGCGCCAGTTGTGTTTTGTAATGCCTTGGCCAATAGTTTTTGGCTTTGCTCATCCTCAATGGCGGCGTTTACTCCGTCTATGCCCAACTTAATTGCATAAGCGCCAGCAGCTACGCCAGCGATAGCAAAGGATTTGGCCATTGCTTTGGAGTATTTGCCAATTTGGCTTGAGAATGACTTGGTGGCATTGTCTGCCTGATCCATGCCTCTTAGAAATTTATCAACATCGGCAAGCAGTGAAAGTTTAAGCGTTCTAACGTCAGCCATTATGGTGTCCTAGCCCAGTTGTCTAATACTTTGTTTACTGCTTCAAACCATTTTCTTTTAATTTCTGGCTGCATTGCTTTAAGTGTTGGAAATATCCAATAACCTGTATTGCCTCGACCCTCTCGGGATGTGCGAGGTGGAAAACGAAAGCCGCCATTGGGAAATGCGTTAGCGTTGCCAAAAGCGTTGCGATCGCCGCCAAACTCATTGCCAAAAAGTAATTGCCCGGCTGATGGCGCTGGGTTGCCTTGGGTTATTTTTCTTGTCACTGGCATTTTTTTACTTCCGCCCACATATACAGTTGGCACACGATCCCGGGCTGCTCTCACAGTTTCGGCCACAATCCTTGCCTGCTTTGGATAGTAAGGGTGTGCAAATCCTGCCTGCTGTATTCCTGTGGCAGTCCATGAGCTGATTGAGTACACATCATCTTTAAGTTCAACTTGCGACTCTTTTTCCATAAGGTTTAACACCTTGAGCAATCCGCGATAATCGGCAAGATCCGGCCTAACTGTAATTGTTGTTCTAGTTTCAGCCATTGTGTCCATTCCTTTCGCGTATCAGCGTAATTGCTGTGTTAATGTCTGCGAGCGACCAAGTCATAAGATCCGCCAAAGGTATGCCACTAGATACTGCTATCCGCACGAGTGCATCCCTTAACTCTCTTTTGGGCTGTCCTCGACCACCTCAAAGGTCTCAAATTCATTGATAACCCACGCTTGCTGACTTGGTAACTTGGTATTGCCTGCGGCCTTGGCGGCCTTAAACAACATGCAAGTAATCACGTCCAGCGAACCTTGGCTCATCTTGTCAGCTGCCTGGCTGACTGTGTAGCCGAGTTCACGCTCGATCTCTACCCAAAGCCAGGCTGACTCATCGCTCACTATGTAGTTATTGCCCTGTTTTGTAGTTACGTTGTACTTCATAAGGTTTGCCCTGTTCTCTGGATTATGTTCG